TTAAGTCTTAATCCGTTTTTGAAAGGACGATACACATGTCAGATTTTTTTAGTTTTAAACTTCCAGAGGACTTCGTAGAAAAGTACAAGAGCCAAGAAAGCCCATTTGGGTTTAAGGATGCAGCAGAAAACTCACTTGGAGAAATTACTTTTATTCGTACTTACTCTCGTATGAAGGAAGATGGAACTAAAGAGAGATGGCATGAAGTTTGTCGTCGAGTAATCGAGGGTATGTATTCAGTTCAAAAGAACCATGCTAAAGAAAACCGCCTGCCATGGAACGACTACAAGGCTCAGAAGTCTGCACAAGAAGCATTCCAAAGAATGTTTGAATTGAAGTGGACACCGCCAGGACGAGGCATGTGGGCATTTGGAACTCCTATGACTATGGAGAAGAAGAATTCTGCAGCACTACAAAACTGTGCAATGGTTTCTACCAAGGACCTTGACAAGAATGATCCAGGAGCCTTGTTTGCTTGGGTTATGGATGCTCTTATGCTTGGTATTGGTGTAGGGTTTGACACAGTGGGACAGGATAAGAATTTTTCAATCTATACCCCAACAGAACCAGAACAAGTGTTCGAAATTCCAGACACTCGTGAAGGATGGGTAGAGTCAGTTAGACTTCTAGTCAACTCATACCTTAGAGCAAACCAGAGTATTCAGAAGTTTAATTATGATTTGATCAGACCTCTTGGAGCCCCTATCAAGGGCTTTGGAGGCGTTGCATCAGGACCTGCACCTCTTATCAAGTTGCACGACCAAATAGACCGTGTAATCGGCTCCAGAGGCGGGGAAACACTAGATTCTCGTGCTATTGTAGACCTTGTAAACCTCATTGGTACTTGCGTAGTATCAGGCAATGTTCGTAGATCAGCAACACTTGCTTTGGGAAATGCAGGGGATGAAACATTTATGAATCTAAAGAATTCAGAACTATTTCCAGAGCGTAACTCATTTGATCCAGAGAATCCAGGTTGGGCTTGGATGTCTAACAATTCTATTTCAGCAGAGGTCGGAACAAAGTATGAAGACTATGTAGATTTAATTACTGAAAACGGAGAACCAGGGTTTATCTGGCTTGATGTTGCTCGTAATTATGGAAGACTAAAGGATGCGCCAGACGGTAAGGATTATCGTGTGATGGGATTTAACCCATGTGCGGAGCAGCCATTAGAATCGTACGAATTATGTACACTTGTAGAAGTGCACTTGAATCGTCATGAATCTAAGGAGGACTTCCTGCGTACCCTTAAGTTTGCATACCTATATGGAAAGACTGTAACACTTGTTCCAACACACTGGCCACAAACAAACGGTATTATGCAACGTAACCGTCGTATTGGTACATCACTTACAGGCATTGCATCCTTTGCAGATCAAAAGGGTCTGCCAATTGTTCGTGAGTGGATGGATGAAGGATACAACAAGATCCGTCACTATGACCACCAGTATTCAGAATGGCTATGTGTTCGTGAATCAATTCGTGTAACAACAGTTAAGCCATCAGGATCAGTTTCAATTCTTTCTGGTGCAACTCCTGGAGTTCATTGGGGACCTGGAGGAAACTTCTTCCTTCGTGCAGTTCGATTTGGAAATACAGATCCAATGATGCACTTGTTCAAAGCAGCGGGGTACACAATTGAAGATGACGTAGTGTCAGCAAACACATCAGTAGTTTACTTCCCAATCAAGTCGGGTCATCCAAGATCTGAAAAGGATGTAACTCTATTTGAAAAGATTGCCCTTGCTGCAACTGCTCAGAAGTATTGGTCTGATAACGGTGTTTCTGTAACACTTTCATTTGACAAGGAAACAGAGTCAAAGCATGTTGTACCAGCATTACATATGTACGAGGGACAACTAAAGGCAGTATCATTTCTTCCAATGGGAAATCACACATACCCACAACAGCCATATACTCAAATTACTGAAGAGCAATATGAGTCATATATCGGCAAGTTGAAGCACATTGACTTTGCTGCTATTTATGATGGAGCAGAAAATCTTGAGGCTCAAGGAGAGATGTACTGCACCACAGACTATTGTGAAATAAAAATAAACAAGTAGTCTTCTGTGGTAAAATAGACTCATAATGTCTAATCCATCAAACCTATATGCCGAAAAAGTCTTTGCTGAGCATCCGACTGGCCTATGGGCATTGGATGACAAAGCAGACTATGTTTCTTTAATTGAGGAATATCAAAGAAATTTGATAAATTGGGAAATAGAGGGCGGTACATATGAGGCCTATCCTGAATCAATAGATGAACCATTTATAAATAGTTATGTAGGAAAAATAACTGCTACACCAACAAGCGATGAGTTTGCATCTGTAACTGTAGTAAGTGATGACATTGTTAATATTCAGACGCTTAATAAGTTTTTAAAGACTTTTTCTATAGGAGGTTATTTCTATTCTGAAAGCAAATATCTTGCTGGTATTGAAATTGGATACCAATATCAAGACACCACAAGTGGACTTAATATAACTCATTTAAAAAATTATGACACAGTTATAAACAGCCTATGGACCTTTGTTTCAGGAACATTTGATACCCCTCCAGATAGTACAAATATAAGATTAGTTTTTAAGATTAACTTTCTCGGTGGGTCAGAAATAGAAGACGTGTTTTTGGTAAACGGAATAAGTTTTGGTCAGTGGTCAGAAGAGTTTGCATCTACATCTCTTGGCATTGAGCCTATAGATATACCATCTACAATAGCAATAGCACCACAAAAAGGTGTTGTGGCTAAGTGCTACGGTCTACAAGAATTAAATGCCTACTATTTAGTTTCAGACTATATGCTAAAAGCAAAAAATTCAGGTATTCCGATGGTTTACGGAACTTCGGGACTAACTACATTATATCCAAATGGAGAAAATCCTTCATTAATAATTCCTGGGGTTGGGCTTTTAAACGAGGCTGGAAAGTTTAAGCAATACACATTAGAGACTTGGCTTAGAATAAATTCTTATAGTAACGACAGGAAAAGAATTATCGGCCCTATTGCATCAAACGATGGAATCTATGTAGATGGTCCATCTATTGGATTAAAAATAGGAGATCAGTATAAGACTTATTACGTTGGTGAATGGACAAGGCCAATGCTAGTTCATCTAAGAGTTGGAAAAAATGTATCCTCTTTACTAATTAATGGACAAGAGGTTATTTCTATAAATTATTTGAATGAAGATCTTCCTGTGCCTTCAATGTTTGACGGAGAAAAAGATCAAGACTGGATAGGGTTTTATGCACATGAAGATATCTATCCTATAGAAATTGACTGTGTTGGTATTTATCCATACGTTGTATCGGCACCAGTTGCAAAAAGAAGATTTGTTTTTGGACAAGGTGTTGATATTCCAGAAAACATAAACACATCTTATAGCGGTACTTCTGTTTTTATTGACTATTCGTTTGCAGACTACACATCAAACTATTCCTATCCAAAAATTGGTTCTTGGAATCAGGGGTTTTCAGACAACACATCTCTTATTAACAGATCTCTTTCTGTTTCTTCTAATCCGCTACCAGAAATAATTTTATCATCAAAAACAGAAAAAGAACTCTTCTTAGATTGTAAAGCAATTCAGCCACCAGAAGGAAGAAATTTCTTTTCGTTTAGGCCAAACTCATCTTGGAACTTGGTGTCTGGGTGTCTTTTCTTTAAGAATTTTGATTTTATGCAGACCCCAATTTCAGCCATATACGGATCGTTTGGTTTGCCAGAAACTTCAAGTTCTGTTCAAACACTTTTTAGAATAGAAAAAGAAAACACAAATAATTATTTTTTAATAGAACTTTTAAATAATCAAATATCATATAAAATAAATTATAACGGAGTTACTCAAACAATATATTCCCCGCTTCCTGGAGAGGCTGGAGAATTAGTTGATGTTGGAATCAATATCCCAGCATTTGTTTCAAGATTTGGAAATTCGGCATCAGACTTTTTTGGATCTTTATCAGATCTAAGAATGTACGTTGGTGGAAACAAAGATGGAGGGTCAACCTTTACAGGAAAAATATATTCTATAGGATTGTGCACACCCTACAATTTTCAAAAAATAAGGGGATTGTTTAATGAGATAGGAGTGCCAATATGGAATGAAGACCTTTTTTCTATTTATCAAAACAATCAATTGATAGACGTAGACGGAGGACTAGATACTACCTCAATTCAGTCAGTACTTGGAACACAAACTGTAAACGGTGCAATTTCTGGTGGAGGAGTTGTCATACTTGAAGAAGATCTTCTTGCTGACTATGTTGCAAGTTATACTCTTTTACCAGAAACAATCTTTGAAACATACAAACTTGTAGTGTCAGCAAATGCATACTGGGAAGACCAACTGCCACTAACTTATTTTGCCGAGTCTGTTCTTGATAGAAGAGGAGACCAATATTTTGATCTTGATTTTATTCAGTTTAATATAGACTACCCGATACCATCAAAGACTATAGCAATAGAAACAGAACCAGTTAGTTGGACATATGCAGATTTGGCAAGCGAGTATGGAGTTCCAGTTCAAAGAACATATACATCCCTAGACAACTACTTATTTACTGGATACAACGATTATGAAGACCTAAAAAATAAAATAGCAAAAGACTATCGATATGATACTGACGGAGCAATTGTTAAATCATATGTAACTTTTCAATATACAAAGTTAGGTGCAAACCAAACCTATCTTTATTTTACAAAAACAGAAAGACCATCTAGAAACGGAGTGCTTATCCCAGGACCAGACTGGATGACAACCAAATACGAAGTTGTTGACAACATGATTATATATCCTCCAACAGGTGTAGATTTTAATGACTTGTCAATTGTTACACATATAGACATTAATGTAAAAAATTCAGAAACAAACAATGTATCAATTAAAAAACTTTCTTATGCGTCACAGGCACTTAATGAATCTGATGCCAGCCCTATCGGAACAAGATTTGGTACATCTATTTATCCATATACAAAGACAGGAATTTATTATAACTTTAAAAAGAATAATCCTTTTTCAATATACACTGGATCATCTCCATATCTATATTTAACAAAAACAAGCGGAATTCAATTAAAAGGTAGATACGATCCTCTTGTCAATAGAGGACTTGCAATTCCTGTAAATGAAAGCAGGGATAGTGGCTTTAAAGTAATTGCAGCACAAATGGCAGTAAGATTTGACGGAGACTACTTCCCGTATGCTCCAACACAAATATTTGAAATACAAAGTAAAGACTCGTACATAAAATTCTACATGGTTGCAAATGACCCAACAGGCAGAAGAGCAAAAATTTATGCAATAGATGCAAAGACAGGTCTTGTTCAGAATGGAATTAGTTTTTACTGGAATGGAAAACTTGTTAAAGAACCAGTATTGACTCTTCAAGAGTGGGGTTTCCTTGGGATTAACTTTGCGGATAGTCTTAACTTTTCATTTTTTGAAGGGGCACTAAGATTAACTGGACCATTATTATTTAACAGCATTTCATACTACCAGTCTACAAACCTTCAAGAAGTTCAGAATGTATCAGAAAGACCATGGTTCAGAGTAAAAGTTTTAGGATCATATGGACTTGATTGGGAGTTTTGGAATACTGGGCCATTTAACTGGAATAAGGTTCTTATCCTATCAGAAACCAGTTATTATGGTGTAAATGCTTCAGATGTTTATAAGAGTTATACTGGGACAAACAAAATTATTGTAGATGATGAACGACCAGTCGTTCTTGGGGAATACTCTTATACAGTGTTTAAGGATATAAACTGGCTGCAGTTTGTGCAAGATCCAGTGTAATATGGTATACTTGTAGTTATGGATTCGCTAATAGACCCAAAAACTGGTCAACCAATTGTAAAAAATGTTAGAAGACAGGTTATTGAGAAAAACTATGACTGGGGTCTTTACGTATATAAAAAAGCAAATGGCAAATGGTTTACAGATGGCAATGGATCAGTTCTTAATATTCCTTCAGACAAGAATGACATTTCTAGAATTGCAGAACTAAAAAAGACTGCAATGTATTATGGAGACCCAGGAGATGGTACATGCGTATTTGTTCCAGGATTAACCAGAGTGTCAGAAGAAGAATACTCAGAGCAAGTTGATAGACTAAACGCTGGACTTATCCCCTCTCTAAACGACCTTGGTGCAGTTCAGGCAGCAAAAGATACTATTGCTAAATATGGAGACGAGGACTAATTATGGAATATAATGAGTACGAAATCGGTGCAAGAATTGATGATGTAATAAAGAAAGATGACACCTTTTCAAAGTCTGATCCATTTAACGGTAACTGGGAAACATTAAAATCTCTTGACGGACTAGAAGCAAACTTTAAAAGACGCATTAGTAGATCTGCAACCAAGATGGTTGAGCCAACTGTTCAATACACAACTGCAGCACTTGCTGGAAAAAGCGGTATTGATGGAGCACAGTCAAAAGAAATAAACCCAGGTCTAGTATATGTAAACGGCTACGGAATGTTTGATGTTATTACACCACCATGGAACCTATACGAATTAGCAAACTACTATGACACTTCATTTGCAAACCATGCAGCAATTGATGCTAAGGTAGAGAACATCGTTGGACTTGGTTATGAGTTTCATGTATCTCCAAGAACAATGATGAGACTTGAGTCGTCAGAAGATAACAGTGCAACACAGAAGGCAAGAAAGAGAATTGAAAGAACAAAGATTGAAGCAAGAGACTGGCTAGAGTCACTTAATGACGATGACTCATTTACAGCCACAATGGAAAAGGTTTACACAGACCTACAGTCAACTGGAAATGGTTACCTAGAAATTGGTAGGACTACTCGTGGAGAAATTGGATACGTTGGACATATACCAGCGACAACGATGAGAGTACGAAGAATCAAAGACGGATACGTTCAGATCATTGGAAATAAAATTGTCTACTTCCGTAACTTTGGTGCAAAGAATCAAAACCCACTAACAACAGATGCAAGACCCAACGAAATTATTCACTTTAAGCAATACTCACCTCTCAATACATTTTACGGAGTGCCAGACATTATGTCGGCTATTAACTCACTACACGGAGACTCACTTGCTTCACAATATAATATTGATTACTTTGCAAACAAAGCAGTACCACGTTATGTTGTAACGTTGAAGGGTGCGAAACTTTCTGGAGATGCAGAAGACAAGATGTTTAGATTCTTGCAAACAAGTCTCAGGGGGCAATCGCATAGAACGCTATATATTCCACTTCCAGGTGATAGCGAAAACAACAAAGTTGAATTTAAGATGGAGCCCATCGAAGACGGTATACAGGACGGCTCATTTAAAGAGTATCGTAAACAAAACCGTGATGATATCCTTGTAGCACATCAAGTACCACTATCTAAACTTGGAGGTGGCGATTCTGGATCTATTGCAGCAGCACTTGCACAGGATCGCACCTTTAAGGAGCAGGTTGCAAGACCAGCCCAAAGACAACTTGAAAAAATGATCAATAAGATTATTCGTGAGAAGACAGACATAATTGAGTTTGCCTTTAATGAACTAACACTTACAGATGAGATTGCTCAGTCTCAAATTCTTGAGCGTTATGTTAAGAATCAGATTATGACTCCTAACGAAGCAAGAGTTGTTCTGGACATGCCACAGCGTGAGGGTGGAGATGAAGTTCTTGAACTGAAACCTGCAGCAGCAGCAGAGGCAAATACAACAAGAGCAAGAGATTCTGAGAGAACGAATAACAACTCCGACAGCAGTTCAACAGTTGCTGGAAGAGCCCCAAAGGGAGAGGGAAGAAAAACCCCTTAATGTCCAATATGTCCACATTGTGATATATGTATAAAAGAGGGTTTATAATATAATGGTGAGCAATATATCCAAGGCCCATTGGAACTCAGATGGGGAAAATTTACGTCTTTCCATGCCACTTACTAAGGTGGACAAGGAGCGTAGAATCGTTTCTGGATTTGCGTCTTTAGACAATGTTGATAAGCAAGATGACATCGTAACAGCAGAAGCATCAATGGATGCATTTGCAAAATTCCGAGGGAACATCAGAGAAATGCATCAGCCACTAGCAGTAGGCAAGATGGTTTCATTCAAAGCAGATAAGTATTTTGATCCAGACTCAAAGAAGTTTTATAACGGAGTGTTTGTATCAGCATATGTTTCAAAGGGTGCACAAGATACTTGGGAAAAAGTTCTAGATGGAACACTAACTGGTTTTTCTATTGGTGGACGTATGAACAAGTGGGATGAAGGGTTTGACGAGAAGTCAGACAAAGCAATTAGAATTATTAAGCAATATGATTTGATTGAGTTGAGTCTTGTAGATTCCCCAGCAAATCAGTTTGCAAACATTGTGTCTGTTGAGAAAGTTGATGGAGTAGATGTCATTAAGGGCGATGAAACAGTTTTAGAAAATGTTTTTTATGATAAGGAATCAGGACTAGTTATGGTTTCAGAAAATGAATCAGAGTTAAGTCCAACTACTGGTGAGCAAATGGAAAATATAGGTTTCGTTGAAAAAACGGATAATGAAAAAACAGACATGATAAAATTCTTAGTTGATAGTGCTAAAGGCATTAATACTTCTAAGATTAACAAGGAGGTACAACCTATGACAAAATCAAAAACACAAGTTGAAAAAACAGACGTAGTTGAAGATGTTGTGGTCGCTCCAGAGGCAGATGCATCAGTTGCAGAAGTTACTGAAGAAGTTGCTAAGGCAGAAGAGGTTGAGGCAACAGAAGTTGCTAAGACTGATGAAGTCGTAGCAGAAGAAATTGCTAAAGCAGAAGATGCTGAAGCAGTCGAAGCAGTAGTAGAAGCAGTTGTAGAGGTATCTAAGTCAGAAGAAGTAATTGCTGAGGCAGTTACCGAAATGAAAAATACTCTAGAATCAGCCTTTAGCGATCTAGTGTCAACAGTAAAGTCTTTGCAAGCAGAAGTAGAACTTCTTAAGTCTTCAAAGGTCGATGTCGACACAGTAAAGGATTCATTTGCAGCAGTTGCAAAAGATATTGCAGCAGTGTCAAGTGAATTTAATGAATTTGGAAAACGAGTAGACGCTGTGGAAGCAGACACCGCATTCCGAAAGTCTGGAGATATCGGCGATATCTTCCAGTCTCAACCTGAAATGGTTGAAAAATCCCTATGGGGCGGTAGTTTCCTCAAAACAGCCGATCTATTCAAATGAACAAATCACTAGGAGGTGACAATATGTCAGAAGAAATAATCAAAAACCAGCCAGGCGCTGAAGCAAATCTAGGAGGAGAAACTCCAGGTCTGTATCAGGGTCAAGGTGCTTTCGCATCAGGTGGAATTGGTGGAGTAGCAAACCCAGGTGCAAATACACTTGGAAACATTCCAACAGCAACTCTTGGATCTACAAGCGGAGCAAACGCTGTTAACCCTAGTGGTTCAGCGGCTTCTGGAATTTTGCGCCCTGAGCAGGCACGTCGTTTTATCGACTATGTTTGGGACGCTACAGTATTAGCAAAGGATGGCCGTCGTGTAACAATGAAGGCTAATTCAATGGAACTTGAGAAGGTAAACGTCGGTGAGCGTGTAATCCGTGCAGCAGCACAAGCAATTGGTAACTACACAAACACAGGTGCAACATTCTCTAAGGTCGAACTTACTACCAAGAAGATTCGTCTTGATTGGGAAGTAACAGCAGAATCATTGGAAGATGGTGTAGAAGGTGACGCTCTAGAAGATCACTTAGTACGCTTGATGACAAACGCATTCGCAAACGATATCGAAGATCTCGCTATCAATGGTGATGGTTCAACAGGAGCATTCTTGTCAATCATGCCAGGCTTTATCAACAAGGTAAAGACAAACGGAGATGCACATGAGTCAGTTGTAACCGTAGCAGATAATGCTTGGACACCTGATGTAATGCAGGGCATCATCAATGCAATGCCACGTAAGTACCGTGCACTTAAGAACAATCTTAAGTTCTACGCAGGTACAGATGCATTCGGTGGAATCGTTAAGAACAACGGTACACTTGCTGATGCAGTTGCAGAAGCATTTGCAGGCCAGATGCCAGGATCAACCCAGGCAAACCGCCAGTCATACCTTGATGGTATCGGACAGACATTCGGTGGAGCACGTACAACTCGTGTTCTCGGAATTGAAGTTCAGGAAGTTCCT